AAGATGAAAAACTAAAAATTAAAAAATTCTATGCTGATGCGATAAAAGATGTAAAAGATGAAAACGCCGAAGTAGAAAAAAAGACTAGCCAAGAACTTTTAAAACAAGGTTTGGGCGATGCAAAAGCTACTTTTGATATGGTTGGTCAATTAGCCGGTAAAGATAGTAAGGTGGGTAAAGCAATGGCAATAGCAAGCGCGACTATAAGCGGTGTTGAGGGGGCCATGAACGCCTTTTCTACTGCGAGTAAATCACCAATAACTACACTATTTCCGGCATACCCATTTATACAAGCCGGTTTGGCCGGCGCGGTTGCATTAAAAAATATTGCTGCCATTAAATCAATTGACCCAAGCGGTAAAGGTAACACCGGCAGCGTACCAAGTCAAAGTGGTGGTGGTGGCGCACCGATACCCCCGGAATTTAATATTGTGGGCCAAAGCGGCACAAACCAATTAGCAGATGCAATAGGTGGCCAAAGCCAAAGACCGGCTAGAGCATTTGTAGTTTCAAATGACGTAACCACAAGCCAAGAACTTGAACGTAATATAATTGAGGGTGCAAGTATTGGGTAAATGCAAATTTAAAAACTAAACGCGTTATATATTTATGAAGATCATAGAACTAATTTTAGATGAAAACGATTTTGAAGCCGGAATTGAAGCAATCTCAATTGTATCGGACCCGGCCATTGAGAGCCCCTTTGTCGCGCTCAAAAAGCAAGAAATAAAACTTGCTGAAGTAGATAAAGAAAAGAAAATCTTAATGGGGCCTTTATTAATACCGGACAAGCCGATTTATAGAAAAGATGAAAACGGCGAATATTACATATTTTTTTCAAAAGAAACTATAAATAAGGCATCACAACTATTTCTTCAAAATGGTAACCAAAGCAATGCTACATTAGAGCATGCTAGCAAAATAACCGGGCTTACCTTGGTTGAAAGTTGGATTGTCGAAGATAAACAAAAAGATAAAACGGCATTGTATGGCCTTGACGTACCGGTTGGTTCGTGGGTAGGAAGTATTAAGGTCAATAATGATGAAGTTTGGGACCAATATATTTTATCGGGTCTTTGCAAGGGTTTCAGTATAGAGGGATTTTTTGCCGATAAAATTTCAAGCAAACCAAAAGACAAAGAAAAAATGTCGGGACAAGTATTAAACCAAATAAAAGATATATTAAATGAAAAATAGTATTGATAGGGTAAATTCTAAAATGCCAAAGAAAAAAAAATTTAAAAAGCATAATATAGAATTAAACGTAGTTTTTGAATTAACAAGTATTGCATCAAGTGTAAGTGTAATTTTACAAAATATAGAAATTGACTTTGAAGAACTTGAAAGAATACAAAGCGAATTTGCTAGTTTTTCAAATAGTTTAGAAGTAGACTTGGAAAATTTAATCGATGAAACAAATAGGCTAGAACAAAAGCTTATTGAAACCGAAGATTTGGCTAAAGAATTGGGCGTAGAACCTAGCGAATTAAACCAATTTAAAGATTCTTTTGACCTTTACGTAGAATCTTTGGAAAAAATAAATGAAGCAAATTCAAAATTAAACCAAATATAAAATGCGAAACACCAAAAAAAGAGTATTTGATAAAATAGCGGCAAATAAAACTAGCCTTAAATCACATAAAGTAGATTTGTCATTAGTTTCAACAATTGAAACAGAAGCCGATGCCTTTGACCAAGCCGAAAGCGAAGCTTCATATTTAGCTTATGAATATGGCGATGAAATAATTGATGCCTACGATGATTTTAGAATGAAATATAGCCTTGATGATTATATTATAAATGGTACAACAACCGATTTACCGGAAATTACCGAAATTTTAACCGAAGCTTTAAATGAATTAGAAACAAAAGCCGATGAATTAGGTATTGACCCAAACGAAATTTATAGTGATTTTGATGATTTAAAACAAAGGGTAGACAATGCCCCGGCTTTAATATCCGATGCAAAAGACAAATACCGCGAAGTTACAAGTTATACCGGTTTTAATGATTTTTGGAAAAACGCCTAATTAATATATATATAAAAATGAAAACGACAAAAGAAAAAGTGTTTGCAAGAATAGCAAATAAAAAAACAAGCCTTAAAAGACAAAACGTAAAATTGGGCCTTGTAGATGAATTAGACTATGAATTTGAAACATTAAGAGATGAAGTGGGCCGTTTAAGTTATTCGGTAGATGAATGGTTTGATGAAAAATATGATGCTTGGTATGAAATAGGCCGCGAAATTTACGATGTATATTTTAATAACTCCGAGAGTTTTTTAACCCCCGATGATGTGGCCGATGATTTGGAAAGATTAAATGGGATTAAAGAAAAAGCTGATGAACTTGGAATTGATGTAAATGATGTATACCCGAATTGGGAAGAACACATTAGGGAAATAGAATTTTTCCAAGAACAACAAAATGAATTTGAAAGCCAAAAACAAAGATTTTCAGATGAAAGCCGCTCTATTTAATGAATAGAAGAAATAAAAATAAGCCAATAATTCAAAGTAATTCATCGCCATTAGGGGGCGATAGCGCGTGCCTTTGTTGGGACACATCAACTTATTCTATTGAATGTTGTGATGGTTCATTTGAAGCGCAAGGCATCGGATCAATAACAAGGACATAGTAAAAACGCAAAAATTAAATTAATAATCGTTATATATATAGTATGGAAAAAACAAAAATGTTAAATCAAATTAGAACGCTTTTAAATATAGAAGTGAAGCTTGAAGAAATGAAGTTAGAAAACGGAACTATTGTTTCCGCCGAAACTTTTGAAAAAGATAGTGAAATTTTTATTATGAGCGATGATGAAAAAATCGCAATGCCTGTGGGTGAGTATTTACTCGAAGATGGGCGTTTGGTTGTTGTAGAAGCCGAGGGTCTTATAGCAGATGTACGCGAAGTATCTGATGAAGTACCGGCAAAAGAAGAAACCGAAGACCTTGAAGAAGTTATTGAAACCGAAGTACCCGAAGAAGTAGCGACCGAAATTGAAGCAATTATTGAAGCCGTTGTTGAAGTTATTGCCCCGGTAATTGAAGAAGTAAAAGCCGATATTGAAGAACTTAAAAAACTTTATTCTGAAGAAAAGAAAAAAGAAAAAATGAGTGCATCAAGAAAACCTTTACGACATAGCCCCGAATCAAAAACACCACAAAAAACACAAGTGCAATTTGGTAAAGGTCAATATAGAACAACTTTAGATAGAGTATTAAGCAAATTAAATAAATAATAAAAATGAATAAATTAAACAAAAGAAACGTAGGTTTAAGTAAAAGGAATGTAAACCTTGCTACCGCCGTAGTTATAAATTCAAGTTATGCCGGGTCTTTCGCCGGTGAATATATCGCAGCAGCTTTATTGAGTGCGAGTACTATTGATGATGGCGGCCTCACCATTAAGGCTAACATCTCATGGAAAGAGGTTATACAGAAATTGGGAACCGATGGGTTGGTAAAGACCGCTACATGTGAATTTGACGCGACATCTACAATTACACTTACAGAACGTATTTTAGAGCCGAAGCCTTTACAAGTAAACTTGAGCCTTTGCCGAAAAGATTTTGTAAAAAATTGGGAATCGGAACAAATGGGTTATGGTCTTTCACAAACATTACCGCCTAATTTTTCAGATTTTCTAATTGCTCACGTTTCTGCGGAAGTTGCGAGTAATAATGAGCAAAATATTTGGAGAGGTGATTTTAACAGCGTAACGGCACCTAATTCTTTTGATGGTTTTGAAAAAATTATACAAGCCGCAGTAACGGCCGGTGACATACCGGTGGCACAAGTTGTGTTGGCACCCGGTGGTGGTTTAACGGCTGCAAATATAATCGGTGAAATGACAAAGGTTACAAACGCAATACCAAATACACTTTTTGGTAAGGAGGACCTTTTTGTATATGTATCAAGCAAAGCGGCAAAATTGTATGTGGCTGCTCTCGGGGGGTTTTTAGCAAATGGCCAAGGGGCCGCCGGTGTTAATAACATGGGTCCAACTTGGTATAATAACGGCTCACTAATGGTGAACGGCGTTAAAGTTTTTGTTTGTCCGGGAATGAGTGACAATAAAATGTACGCGGCGCAAAGGTCAAATTTATTTTTTGGGACCGGTTTAATGAATAATTCAAACGAAATCAAGGTTTTAGACATGACAAATTTGGACGGCAGCGATACAATCCGTATGGTAATGAGGTTTACTTCGGGAGTACAATTTGGGACAAATGACATCGTACAATACGCTTAAAAATTAATAATTAATAATAAAAATCGGGTAGGTGGGTAAAAACTTATCTACCCTTTTTTAATAAAAAAAAATATACAAACTATGCCATGTTTAATCAAATCGGGTCGTAAATTACCATGTAAGGCCGCTTTTGGCGGGATAAAGAATATTTACCTAATGCCATTCGGAAATATAAGTTCTGTAATAATTGACCCAAGTACTTGCGAGGGTACACTTGCATATACTGATGCCGCTATTGAATGGTTTAAGTATGAAGTAAAAGGGGCTTCAAGTCTTGACACGACAATTACATCGAGTAGAGATGCCGGAACGACATTTTACACACAAACATTAAATTTAACATTAACATTTTTAGATGCTTGTACTCAAGAACAACTAGAAATTGTTGCACAAGCAAGGCCTAATTGTCTTGTAGAAGATTACTACGGAAATCTGTTTCTTGTCGGGAAAAATAATGGTACGGAATTGACATCGGGTCAAATTCAAACCGGAACCGCCCCCGGAGATTTAAGCGGCTTTGTTGTAACTATGGAAGCAATGGAAGAAAACGCACCGGTATTTATAACTCTTTTACCTACAAATATCTCTAGTACACAAGTGGTACCAACGTAGAAATTAATATACTTTTTAAAATTAAAGCATTCTTTATAGGGTGCTTTTTTTTTGTTTTTACAAATTAGTTATATTTATACGTTATATATTTGATGATTATATTTAGACCCCAAGCCGCAAACCGATTTACTTGTATAATGCGTGATTATGTCACTACCGCCTTTATGAATATACAAGACAATAGCACGAATGTAATTGTTGAATATGCTTTGGTGCCTAGAATATTGGGTGTTGGAAATATTGAAATTATAAATGACCAAATAAACATCTACAATAACACATATACAAATATGGTAGAGGGTCACTTTTACAATATTACTATTTTTTCTGACCCATTAAAAACGAATGTAATATATCGGGATATGATATTTTGTACCGAACAAAAAATAAATATTCAAGGGGACCCCGATTATTTTTATAAATTAAATAAAGGTGTATACCAAGAATATGACGGCTTTAATAATGATTATATAGTATTATGAGACAAAGAAATAGCAAGGGACAATTTGCCAAAAAAACTAAAAATTCAGAAACTAGCTTTATTCAATTAAACACCTATTCTAGCCCAATTGTAAAAGAAGTAGACGGCGAAGCTTGGGTTTCGTATGGCGAATATAATGACCATTTCCAATTTTTGATAGACCGATTTAATGGTTCACCAACAAATTCAGCATGTATAAATGGTATAAGCCAACAAATTTATGGTAAAGGCTTAAACGCTACCGATAGTA